GTAAAGGAAGTGTTCGCAATTTTAAAAGGGGTCTGCCTAGCTTTTCTAATTTGATGTCCATAATGTTCAGGTGTTAATTTCGCATACCATCTATCAATATCTTCTATTAGAGGAATGGTTTTTTTGTACTCTTCTGGATGGTCCATATTAAACCGACATTCACGAACATTAATGGATGGTTTTCTTCCTAATTTAGTAAATATCATTTTCTGACTTGGTGTCCAGCGGTCAAAAAACCCAAAAATATTAGACATTACTTTATTAGCTTGTCCTAAAGTTTTCTTTTTACTACCCGAAGCACTGCCACGAAGTCCTGAAACGTTTTTGGCAAATTTAATAATGTTTTCGTAAAACGCATCCGCATGTTCTCTATTTAATTTATTTTTTCTAAACCGTAATAATAATCTTCCGTCCGCAGTATAGACATCAGTATCATCACGAATTATTCTTTTAATATCATCAGGTTTCAAAAATTTATCCATTTTTTTTGCTAATATTTTATCATCATAATCTTTTTCAACAGTATAGATACTAATTCCGTCTTTTTTTTCTGTTTTTATAATCATCCTTTACACTAATTAGATATTTTATTTGATGAGTATTTAGTGTAAATATTTTTGTTGGTCTAATATAAATGAGACAAAAACCAAAACTGTTATTATATATCATACTAGGATTAATGTGTGTTTTATTACTATCATTAATCATAGGATATTTTAAGAACAAATTTATGGTCGAAGGTGCTGACTTTAATAATAATAAGGATAATTTTACAGTATCACTGAATGTTGTAACAAGTACATCAAATGGATTAATTGACCCTTTTCCTAACGGTACATATACCTTAGAAACTAGTTCAGGCAACTATAAAAATTCCGTAGATTTTTCAATGAATCAACCAACAATGGTTAAGGCTTTTTATTCAGTAGATATGTCTAATAACGTTTCTAATAGAGTTATAACAATTTACCCTAAGAAAACCAAAAATACAAGTTCACCAACTACCAATAGGGGGGATGTTATACCAAATCAATTTACATTAGATATATCTTTCAATGAAATGACTTACAAATTATCATTGCCTGCTGAGCAAATACTGAATGTTTCATCAATACAGACAAGTCCAAGTGATAATAAAATTACACCTGCACCTACAACTAAGCCACCTTCTTATGCGAATTATATAGATAGAACCAACAATTTAATTATAACTGGCATAGGAAATATTTATGATAGACGAAAGATTAATATTGGTAGTGTTAGTATGGATAATAAAGATATGAATAATCAAAAAACCTTTTTAATAACTATGAAAAATTCTGAAAATATCAATTATAATTTGAATAAAATAATAATTACGTTTACGCTTCCTATTCCTGTTCTTGATGCTATACCTCCAATGATGGATAGTAAGATAATAAAACAAATTCCTAAGTTAGATCCAGATACTAATTATAATTTATCCTTACCAACACAAACACCAACACCAAGTCCTGCCACATAATATAGCAAAATACTTAGCATGTAATTTATGATAACATTTGTCTGTTGTCATAAATAAAAAAATAATTAAAGTGCACTACGGTAATCTACTACATAAGGATTAGACTTAAGCATACTTGTAATATCAGGTGTGTTTCTGTCTACATTTAAATTAGCATATAAACTATTTGTAGTTCCCGCTGAGCGACCCGAATTCATTAAATCAGGTGACTGGTAAGGCATAGTACCTATTACAGCCCGATTATTAACAAGCATATTATCACGTGATACTTGACGCATATTTATGTCACTATTTAATAAATCCATATTTCCATTAGGAGTATATCCAATATTCGTACTAGATTTTAAATCATTATTGCGTTGATTATAACCAGCTTCATAAGAAGTAGTTTGCCGACTTCTCTCTCCGGCACTAGCTACACCAGCATAATAATAATCTGTTGTCTCTTGACGAATTGTGTTTGGTAATTCCACCGGTGTAACGCGATAAGCCCCACCGAGTTGATTTGCGTTTATATTTAAATGATTTTTAGAATTTTCAGTGGTTTCACGAATAGTATGAGCAGGTCTATCTGCGGGATTAAAAATATAGGATTGAGTAACAGTTGTACCAGGATTTTGATAAGGACGGAGAGTACCCAGGACATTTTCCTTACGACTAGGTCTTAAAATATCTAATAAAGGAGCTACTGCTGCCCCTAAACCACCACTTACCATACCAAAATAGTTATCTTGTTTATTAACACTACGATTATTGGGATATGCTTTCTTCCCCTTAATTTCATAATCCGCATCAGTAGCATATTGGCGTCCATTTGCATTAGCTCCCGCTATAGGAACTGCACCTAATTGTTGATTATGACTCGGCATATATTCTCCAGGAATATAAGTAGCCTCATTTTGATATCCAGCACCACCAGCATATGAAACTGCGGTTTCAGGACGACTTACATAACGGTCAACTGGAATAGCACGTAGGGTTTCTCCTTTTTGCACACCACCAGTTGTAAAAAGACGGCCAATATCATCAGGATTTCTAGCGTCACGCGTATCAAGAGCAAAACTCTGGTCTGGTAAATGTTTTTCCATAATACCCATTTGCTCATTTGTAGCATTGGTTTTAATGTAACTATCGGCGGGTCCTTCATGACCATATAACATTAATCCAGTAGCTTTAGGTTTATTATCAACACGTAACTGGTCAGCCGTTTTATCCAACCATCTATCACGAACCATCATACCTGAATTATAACCTCCAGCACCCTGACTAGTATAACCTAATCCTAGTCCGGGGGCAACATGCTCTTCTTCAAATGGTTTTACATTAGACATTTTTTGACTTGGATTCACACGTGATTGGTAAAATTCGCTCATATTAGGAGCTCCATATGCCCATTGTTGTTGTGAGGAAGGAGAAAAAAGAGGAGATTGCTCTTTTTTACTAATAGATTGAGAACCTGCTCCAGTATAACTATCTAAAAGTCCTTGTTGAGCATTCTCATCAGCAATACGGGTTCTCAAATTACTACCAAAAAACGGAACCATATTGTTATGTTCAAAATAACTAGCATTAACTTTATCCCCAGTTAACGAATAATAATTTTGACCGGTAGATGCTGAATTATTCACATTTGATTGGACCTGTTGCTCGCTCATATTAGGATTAAAATACTTATCAGTATAAACTCCACCACCATTATCGTATCGGTTTGCGTTAGAGAGTTGTGATGTTTGGTCACTATCTGAAGATACAACCGGTAATTCTTGAGGATAATTACGATTCGGAACATCTACATTTGGTAATTGACTTATACGATTTCTAAAGTTTTCACTTTTTGCTTTTTGGGTAGATACAATATATAAAAGACCTAATGCAACACCAGGAATAGCTAACTCCATTATTGTATAATATAATTAATATAATGCTATATAATAATTATAAAACCTTGAACATTAAAAATTAATCGGTGTAAAATTATGCTCTCCTATTACATCCAACTTCGTCGCCAGTGACACATATAGATTTACCAGTTAAATAATACGATGATTCCTCAAAACCTTCTACCATAGGGATTGTAGGAACAAAGAAATCTTTTTCTAAAATACGTGTTTGAACATTTTCATGAAAGCCTTTTTCAAGTCCATTTAAAGGATTTAAAAATGGTGATTCCCATCTTGATTGTTCTAAATCTTTGTACATCCAGGCTGGATGAGTTGACCTGCTTTCTTCTACAAAAGGTTGTTCCGAACGATAATAATTCGGAGATGCATTTATGGCGTGTTGTTGGTAATCATTTACCTCAGTATAATCCCGATTTATTTTACGGGTCAAACCTAATAAATCACTTTCAAGATTTATGGTATTATTTCTTAAATTCGCGCCCCATTTTTGCATACGAATATTGGGGTCTTCAACAAATGGTAAGTCCATTCCTTGTCCCGGAGTATCTAAAAAATATCGGCCAGAAAAACTACTTATTTGTGACTGTTTATACATACGTGAAGGGTCATCGTGAAATCTTGTAAAAGCCATAACTATATTATAATACGAAAAAATAGTTTGATATAAATATATATAAAATCTTTATTTCATATATTAATTATAAAAATGACAAAAATATGTCTAAATATGATTGTAAAAAATGAGAACAAGGTAATAGAACGTTTAATGCAATCTGTTGTCGGAATAATTGATAGTTATTGTATATGTGATACTGGTAGTACAGATAATACAATAGAGATTATTGAAACCTTTTTTTCAAAAAATAATATACCCGGGAAAATTATTAATGAGCCATTCATAGATTTCGGTTACAATAGAACCTTTGCACTTAAAGCATGTAATGGTTTACCTGATGCTGATTATATCTTATTAATGGATGCTGATATGAAATTGAGAATTAATCCTGAACTAAACATAGGAGAATTTAAAAATTCACTAACCAAGGACGCCTATTATTTGTTTCAGGGTTCAGATTTATTTTTTTATAAAAATGTTCGTATAGTAAGAAACGACCCGGATTATTCTTATTGGGGAGTTACGCACGAATTTCTGAAAACCACACCTGCCACTGTTTACACAGAAATTGATAGAAATCAACTATTCATAGATGATATTGGAGATGGTGGAGCGAAAAGTGATAAATTTGAAAGAGATGTGCGTCTACTTCTAAAAGGATTAGAAGATAATCCAGGTAATGACCGTTATACATTTTACCTAGCAAATAGTTACCGCGATGCAGGGCAATATGATAATGCAATAAACTATTATAATGAGCGTATTAAAATAGGTGGTTGGCACGAAGAAGTATGGCACTCTTATTATTCTATAGGAAAATGTTATGAACATATGGGGGATATGGCCAATGCAATTAATGCCTGGTTAAATGCCTATCAATTTTATCCAAATCGCATTGAGAACCTGTATAAAATAGTTAATTATTATCGTTGTAATAATAAGAATGTTCTCGCATGTTCTTTTTATGAAATGGCAAAACAAGAGCTTATTAAAAACAACAACCACGACCATTTGTTTCTAGAAAAAGAAATTTATGATTTCAAATTAGATTATGAATTTACCATTTTAGCCTATTATCGTAATCCGAATAACCTAGATGTTATAGAATCATGTATGAGGGTATTGTCGGACCCGAATTCACCAAATAGTATGTGTGATAATGTAATGTCTAATTATAAATTTTATGCTCCTCAGTTAAAAAACATAGAATCAAACCGATATAATCTTCAGGTTCTCCTAGAAGTAGGAAATTCTTTGAATATAAATAGTAATTTTAATTCTAGTAGTCCATCTATTTGCCTAGACCCTTTAAATAAATCTAGACTAGTTATTTGTAAACGTTATGTTAATTATCGTATAGGAGATAATGGCGAATATATTAATAAATCAAATATCATCACAAAAAATTTAATTGCCTATGTAGATATAAGTAAATCTACTTGGAAAATAGAGAGCGAAACCGAATTGAGATACAATGAATCATATGATAATGTTTATGTAGGGCTGGAAGATGTACGGATAATAAATCATAATGGAAAGTTGTTTTTTAATGCAAACCGTGGTCAAGGACATGGAAATATGATGATAGAGCATGGACAAATTAATCTTAAGTCCAGGTCCACATTATCTAATATTTTAGAAACTGATAATCAATATAAAATAGAAAAGAATTGGGTATTGTTCTCTAATCAAGATAAAGAACTTAAATGCGTTTACGGTTGGCATCCATTAAGGATAGGAAATATAATTAATCACCCAGAAAGTAAAATAGATGATAAAAATAATCCGGTTATGAAATTAAAAATCACACATGAAATAAAGACACCTAATTTTTTCCGGTATTTACGTGGCTCTACAAATGGTCAGCGTATTGAAAACGAAATCTGGTTTATTTGTCATTTAGTAAGTTATGAGGACCGTAGATATTATTATCACATTATTGTTGCATTAGATTACAAAACAATGGCTTTGAAAAGGTACAGTAAATGTTTTACATTTGAAAAAGAAAAAGTTGAGTATACTTTAGGATTTGTATATATGGAAGAAAGCCGAGAGCTTCTAATAGGGTATAGTTTGATGGATAGACAAACTAAATACATTAGTATTCCGAAGGAGAAAGTGGAGGAACTATTTTATTTACATTAATCTCATTGACAAATGCATTTTTACAATTATCCCCGAAAGTCTTACGGTGCCACTGACAAATCCCATGTTCTCTAATTCCGTCTAGATGTCGCTTCGTTCCATAACCCATATTTGTATCAAGACCATATTTTGATACCAATTCAGGATATTCCAAACACAAATCTGCAATATATTTATCACGACTTGTTTTAGCAAGAATACTTGCCGCTGCAATAGCCATATATTTTGAATCTCCTTTCTCTACAGTAACATACGGTAATTCACTAATACACTGTCTAGAATTATCAAAACATCGGTAAGGTGTAAAATAATTACCGTCTACTACAGCAATACAGGTATCTATATCTATATCATCTAATTTTAATATGCTTTCGCGAATGCACTGGTGCATACCTTTCATAACGGCTTGTAAAATATTAATTTCATCAATACTATTTTCTGGAACCCAAGCAACATGCCATGCCAAGGCATTTTCTTTGATATATTCTGCTACTGCATTAATCTTCTTTTTAGAAGTAAATTTTTTACTGTCTTTTATGTCTTTCCCATCAAAACAACTAGGGTCTTTAGGTAAAACAACACATGCTACATAAACTCGTCCAAATAAACAACCTCTACCTGCTTCATCTAACGAAAATTCATACTGATTTAGCTCATTATAAAACCGATTTAATATAACATTTTTGCCAGATTCCATCCGCTAAAGTTTTATTCCTACTAATAATAAAAATAATAAAATCAATTTTTCATTTTATTACATATCTTTTTCGTCCTATACATTATATCAAAATGTCATTTGTTAAAATTACACCACTATTTTTATTTTTAATACTATTAGTAGTTTTAGTAATATCGGCACTAGTTGGAAATCGTTTTATCGGAAAGGAGGGTTATGTTTCTTATCAAGAAACAAAAACGCCACGTGAAATGGTTGTAATTCCAACTTATTCTACTAAACACGAAACAGTAAAATTATATGATAGTTTATACTTTGATAATAAAAATGGTAATATCATTGAAGTAGATTCTACAAGTTACGCAGTTAATGGGAATGTAGATACTACTGGAATAACAATTGCAACAACAAATGTGGTATCTAGAGATGTAAATGTAAAACCTTTATCTTTCAAAACCACTATAAATAACAACCTGGTATTGGGACAAGATACTGCACCTAGTTTAATACTTACAACATTACCTTCTTATCATTCTTATATCTATAAAACTCAATCCGCAAATACAGATAGTTATAGTGTGTTTTGCTTTCCCTGGAATACAAATACCTTCATATTTATTTTAAATGGTACAAACAAATCACAGGTAGGAAGTTTTTACTTTGATGATACTTTAACTGTATCAAATAAAATGGATACTAGTAATAAAATTTTACCTACATCTTACATACCTTTTACTATGCCATCTGATGATAAAGTATCAGACACTTTTTATGATACTGAAAAACCTTTATATCAAATAAGTCAATATGTTAAATATGATGTTACAAATGGAAATTTGATAGTACAAACTGCCCCCGATGGTACAACTAAATCAATTGACGTTTATGCTCGTAATAATGGTACAAAACAAACTTTTGCTGCGTCTGGGATACTCAATAACACAGCCTCTACCATTACAAATATTAATGATTTATCTACATTTACCGTTCTTGATGGACTAGGTCAAAATTTAGTAGTCGTCATGCCTTTTAAGACAAATACAGTAATAGCTTTGATAGGTTACACAGATACTACTATGAAAACATTCACCTTAAATAATGTCTGTCGGTTTACGGCCACTACAATAGATAAGAGTACTACTATTACGCCAATAATGAACCCACAAACGGGTCCATCACCTACTTCTCCAATTAGTAATAGTTCACCCCCTATTGCCCCACCGACACAAGATAGTGCTATGTCGGAGTATTTTAAATGGTATTGGTATTGGAAAAATAATGGACAACCTAATTTGAATTACACAGATGACTATTTATTAAAAACTCAAATAGTACCACCTGTTTGTCCTTCTTGTCCGATGTGTAGTGGAGGACCATGCACCAACTGTGGTGGGAATGGTGGGTCTGGAACATTATCTCATAACGGGAATACTGTAGCTGGTGGAGCAAGTATTAATAATTTACAAGCTACACCTTCTCCTGCAAAGAATGGTACAGGTACTGGTCCCAATGCAAATTATTCCAATATTGGGAATGGAACATTCTCATCTAACGCCGACCCCAATACGATAGGTGGCTCACTCACATTAGCAACATATGATACTGTTGCTGGAGTAGAAGGAGTCGCTCAAACTGGTGCCGGTGTATTAAATACTGCAACTGGAACAGTAGGGTCTGTTGCAAATAAAGCATTAGATACTGTAGGAAATATTGCTGGTGGTGTTACTGGATTAGTAGGAGGAGCCGGAACTGGAGCAGCAAAAATATTAACACAAAATAATGGTACTCAAATAAATAATCAGAATATGTATCCTAATAATAATCAAACCCAATTAAATAGTAAATTATATGGTCAGGACAATACACAAACAGTTGGTCCAGATGGTAAACCTATTACTATTAATAGAACTGAAGGTGCATTCCAATCTCCTTATGGAACATCTACAACTGACCAATATTCTTATTATGGGTCATTATCAAATAAAGGACAAAGTAATTTTATGCCATTAACTGCTGATTTTAGTGCTTTTGGACGTTAAAAGTAAAGAATTATTTGATATATTTTACAGAATGTCAAATAAATAAAATATTTTTTAAATATATAATGCCATTAATTTTATGTTTTGATACAGAGACTACGGGAAAACCACCGAATAATGAACGTTATTTTAATGAAAGTAAAGGGGCAAAGGCTGAGGAGTGGCCACGCGTTATTCAACTAGCTTTTGTTTTATATGATACTGAAAAACAAAAACAATTGGCTTTTTATGATAAATTAATAAAATTACCCGATGGGCAAACGGTTCCTCCAGATTCTACTGAAATACATGGTATAAGTGATGATGATTTAGAACAAAACGGAATAACTATGAGAACAGCTTTAACTATGTTTATGAATTTTTACAATAAAGCAGATTTTGTAGTAGGGCATAATATTCAATATGATATTAATGTTATTTGTGCAGAATTAACACTTTTAATTAGACATCCCGATACCTCCGCCCAGGATAAAACAATAATGAAAGAGACAATAAATAAGTTATTATGGGATAAAGCAAAGAGATATTGTACGCTTCAAAATTCTAGAAAAGTTTGTAATTTACCAAAATATATTTATGAAATGGATGAAGTTTTACGAGATGAGACGGGTAGAGAAGTTATTGATTATTCATTTGATGCTTATGGAAGGCGTAAAATAAGAAATCCTAGACTAGAAACGGCTCATCAAGTTATGTTTGGACAAAAGTCTAATGGTCAACTTCATAACGCTCTGGTAGATGTAGCCGTTTGTTTACGTATTTTTATGAAATTATATAAAGGAATTGATATTTGTAATTCTGATTTTAAAGCATCCAATGAATTTATTTGTAAAACTATTAATCCTAGCGACTTAATACCTAGTGAAATACCTCGTAGAGTTGGAGAACCAGCTATTCATCCTGATATTTTACGTCAAATCAATGCAATTAGTTTTAAATTAACCGGTACTAGGACTAGGACTAGGAGCAGAAAAACCCGGTCATTATCATTAAAAAGAAAAAGTTCAATAAAAAGACCAATATTAGCAAAAAGTGTTTAAAATTGAAATTTTTATCGGTAAAAGGACGTTAGAAAAATACGTAAAAAATTGAAAACTTTTATGTATTTTACATTGATGTATAAAACAAAGGAATTGATAAAATGTCCGACATTCTTTCTTCCGAATCATGGAAGCACACCAAGGCTTTCCAGTCTATTCTGGAGAAGGAAACTCAGAAAAAATACTACAAGAAGATGGGCGCTTCACCCGACGTCCAACAGTTGGTGGACTTGGACTCCAAACCCTTCGGATCAGAGTGCGAGAAGATTCTGACGGCCATATTTGGCCTAGGAAAAAGGTCATCCACTCAACATGACGCGACTTTGCACGGCAAGAAGATTGAGATTAAGACAGCCCGCTATTGGGCCGGTAAGGATGATTGTGTCTGGCAGCACTTGGAACCTGAGCATGACTACGAGTTTGCACTATTTGCCCTCTTAGACTTCCAAGGGTTCAAGATTTGGGGCGTCAAGAAGTCGCTTCTCATGGGGGAGATGCGTGATAAAAAAATTGTCACATTTCAGGGGAAGCAGGGTTGGTGGACTAGGAAGTCGGCTATTCTTCCGTACTTAACACCTATAACATCCAAGGCCGACCTAGAGCTACTCATCGCTAGCTAATCTAGCTTGCGCTAAATCCACATAGTCTTTATTTATTTCATAACCTATATAATCAACACCATTTTTTTTTGCAGAAACACATTCGCTACCAGAGCCTACAAATGGAATAACCATAAGAGTAGGCGAATCTTTATTTTTCGCGGCCTTTATTAAAATATCACATAGTGCTAGTGGTTTTTGAGTAGGGTGGTCAACTCTTTCTTTTTTACCTGCTCCACCAGCTAAAGCAGGTACTTTGATAACATCACGGGGTAATGCCCCACCTTCATGAGCGGTATAAGTTGTCTCTTTTTCACCATTACTGAATCGGCCTTTGGTAGCTTTTCTCACTTTTCCGGCTGCATTTTTAAGAAACCCGTCAGTATATGGTTCTCTCACATCATCGCGATTAAATATGGGTTTTTCTTTTGTACAACAGAGAATACTTTCATGGGTTCTTTGCCAAAAGTTTAATGATGGAGTTACTTTATTTGTGTAATGCCAGATTAACCAGCGAACATTACATGTAATACGAACCCGAATAAATGATAGGATTTCACTAAAACCATATATGTAAAGGGTTCCGGTCGGTTTCAAAATTCTTAGACATTCGGTTATCCATTTATCACACCATGACAAATAGTTATCCATTGATTGTTTATCACTATCATTACCGAAATCTTTACCGATATTATATGGTGGGTCACAAATAATAATGTCTACAGAATTATCAGCAATCTTTTTCATACCGGTAATACAATCTTCATTGTAAATTACATTTTTTTCTATTGTTGGATAAAATACATTTTCTCGGATAATTAGACGTTTAGACAACATTCGTTTGAATCCTATTTATTAAGAATATAACAATCAATTTTTTTAGATTGGATGTAAAATCTATTTAGAATATATATATATAGATATGAGTTCTGATTCTAGTTTGGCGTCAATTACTGTTGATGGTCAGATTGTTTATGAAAACAGTACCAAATATGTTCCTTTCGGAATTACCTCGGTAACAGTAGTTGCTACCCCTACTCAAACTACATCCACAGTAATTAGTATCACAGGAACAACTGAACTTGTTGAGGGTCCTAATACAATTACCATAACAGTTCAAGCTCAAGATAATAGTACTTCTGAACATTTTATTTATATTTATGTTTTACCAATTGATGGAGATTCATCTCTTTCTTCTATTACTGTTGATGGTCAGATTATTAATGAAGGTAATACCTTTGATTTTCCTTTGGGATTTCCTTTGGGAACTACATCGGTAACAGTAATTGCTACCCCTACTCAAACTACATCCACTGTAACTAGTATAACAGGAACAACTGGACTAGTTCAAGGTTCTAATACAATTACCATAACTGTACAAGCACAAGATAATAGCACTTCTGAATATTTTATTTATATTGATGTTTTGGACTATTTTCTTCAAGATCTTACTATAGATGGAATAAATGTAGCCGAAAATGATACTATCAAGGTTCTAATTGGTTCTTCATTAAATGTACTAGCTAATCCCTTTGATAGCACATACATTGTTTTATCTATAACTGGAAATACGAATATTACATCTAGTTCAACTGCTATAATTATTACAGTACAAGCACCAAACATGACTACTTCTCAACATTTTATATATCTAACTCCAATTCTCAAGAGTAATTTGAATCCAACATTTAATTTTTTAACAGATTATCTAAATTGGACAGCCATATCAAGTGATTCTACTGGAACAAAATTAGTAGCTATTGTTAGTAGTGGAGATATTTACACATCCACAGATTCTGGTGTCACTTGGATAAATCAAACAATTGGAACATTACTTAGTAATTTGTCGTGGACTAGTGTAGCAAGTGATTCTACTGGAACAAAATTAGTAGCTTGTGTTCAAAATGGAGATATTTATACATCCACAGATTCTGGTGTTACTTGGATAAATAAAACAATTGGAACATCACTTAGTGGATTGACTTGGAATCGTGTAGCAAGCGATTCTACTGGAACAAAATTAGTTGCTGTAGTTTATAGTGGAGATATTTACACATCCACAGATTCTGGTGTTACTTGGACAAATCAAACTCAAAAAGGACTACCTAATAATGTTAATTTTAGTAAAATAGTAAGTAATTCTTCTGGAACAAAATTAGTTGCTGTAGGTAATGGTACTTTATATACATCCACAGATTCTGGTGTCACTTGGATAAATCAAACAATTGGAACTGCAAATAGTCAAATTAACTGGAATTCAATAGCAAGTGATTCTACTGGAACAAAATTAGTAGCTATTGGTACTTATTCCTATACAGATATTTATACATCTACTGATTCTGGTGTTACTTGGACAAATCAAACAATTGGAACTGGAACTATAATGAGCACATTAGTTAACGTATCAAGTGATTCTACTGGGACGAAATTAGTAGCTATAGCTATTGAGGGAGATATTTATACATCCACTGATTCTGGTGTTACTTGGATAAACCGAACTTCTGGAACTGCACTTAGTGGATTGGATTGGGTTAATGTAGTAAGCAATTCTGATGGTACAAATTTGTTAGCTTACGGAGGGTCTCAGATTGGCACACCGGATCTTTACACATCCACCGATTCTGGAATTTCGTGGATTAAGAGAACTAAACTATTATCACAGTCAGGTTCAGAAGTTAGAATTTCTGATTTATATAATGATTCTAGTGGAACAAAGTTAGTAGCTGTTGTTAGTGGAGGAGATATTTATACATCCACAGATTCTGGTGATAATTGGACAAATCAAACTAACGGAACAGCACTTAGTAATTTGTTTTGGAATGGTGTAACATGTGATTCTACTGGGACAAAAATTGTAGCTTTAGTTTATGGAGCAGATATTTATACATCCGCCGATTCGGGAGTTAGTTGGACAAATCAAACAAGTGGAACAGCACTTAGTGGATTGAATTGGGCTAACGTATCAAGCGATTCCACCGGGCAAAATCTTGTTGTTTCAGGTGGTGTCGGAAGAATATATACATCAAGTGATTATGGTGTTACATGGATACGAAGTAGAAACCAAATAGTTGCACAGAACTGGCAAACAGTAGCAAGTGATTCTAGTGGAGAAAAATTAATAGCTGGTGTTCGTTATGGAGATATTTATACATCTACGGATTATGGTGTTACTTGGACAAACCAAACTACTGGAACATTTCTTGGTGGACTGTATTGGTTTTCAGTAGCAAGTGATTCAACTGGAACAAAATTGGTAGCTTTAGATTGTGGAGGAGATATTTATACATCCATGGATTCTGGCCTAAATTGGACAAACCAAACTACTGGAACTGCACTTAGTGGACTGTATTGGATAGCGGTAGCTATTGATTCATCAGGAGAAAAGTTAGTAGCTGTTGATAGTTGTGGAGATATTTATACATCCACGGATTCTGGTGTTAGTTGGACAAATCAAACAACTGGAACAGTACTTAGTAGATTGTATTGGTTTAACGTAGCAAGTGATTCAACAGGAACAAAATTAGTAGCTATTACTAATAGTGGGAATATTTATCTATCTAGTGACAGTGGTAATACATGGAATAATGTCAATGGTTATTTTGAATTTTCAAATAAATCAGGAAAGATAGTAGGAAATATAGAATTTGTTAGTATATGCGGAAGCACTAACATGCAATATTTGTACTCTATTACAGCTTCCGAAAATGATAAAATTTATAAATCTACTAATTCGGGAACTACGTGGACACCTCTTCCCAATGTTCTTAATAATCTAAATTGGGTATCTATTTGTTGTAATCTTGATGGTACAAAAGTTGCTGCACTTTCATACAGAAATGGAATTAATTTGTCTACAGATGCTGGAAACACATGGTCAGTAGTACCAGATAATGGTAATAACGGATTAACGGGTCTTCATAGTCTAGATTTTAATTCCATTACTATGAGTGCTGATGGGTCTAAATTAGCAGTAGCTGTTCTAGGTGGTGGAATTTATTTATCTATAGATGGCGGAAATACCTGGTCACTTGTACCAGATGACGGCAATAATGGATTGTCTGGACTTCAAAATATAAAATGGAATTTTATTACTATCAGTGCTGATGGTATAAAATTAGCTGCTTTTGGAAAAATTATTAATAATGGTAGCAGTAGTAGTAGCAGTAGCAGTAGTAGTAGTAGTAGTAGTAGTAGTAGTAGTAGTTATAATACACGAAAAATTTATTTATCTTCTGATAGCGGTATTACATGGTCAATAGTACCGGACGATGGAAATAACGAATTATCTGGTCTTCAACATCAACAATGGAATTCTGCATCTTTTAGTTCAGACGGTACAAAAATAGCAGCAGTCGGTTATTATGGCGGTATTTATTTATCTACTAATAGTGGAAACACATGGTCACTTGTCCCTGATAACGGAAATAATAATTTGACAGGTCTTCAAAACCAACCATGGAATTCTATTTTTTATAGTTCAGATGGTACAAAAATAGCAGCGGTTTCACAATTTGATACATTTGGGGGCGGTATTTATTTATCTACTAACAGTGGAAACACATGGACATTATTTGATGATTTATTTACATTACAACTTCAGAATCAATATTGGAATTCAATTATAACAAATAATCAGGGTAGTATAGCTGCTGTAACAGATTTAGGAATTTATACATATGTAATTATTATTACTATTACCGTAAATGGCACTAACGTTCCAATAAATGGTAAATATTATGCTACCGATTCTACAATTACTTCAGTAACTGTTACCGCTACCTCTACAAATGAATTATCTGTTTTAACTGTTTCAGGAAATACTGGATTAGTTACCGGTTCAAATACAATAACAATTCAAGACACTACTGATTCGGTTATAACTGATTATTATATTTATGTAGTAATTCCTACTGTATATAATCCTGAAACTAACTATCAAGGAGACACAACAGTAGTTTCTATAATAATTCCTGATACTGTTACTACTATTGCAGATTCATTGTTTACAGGATGTACTAATTTAACTGCAATTACTATTCCTCCAACAGTTACTATTATAGGTGCGAATTCATTCAATGGTTGTACAAATTTATCTATAATTACTATTCCTCCTAATGTAACTACTTTGGGAGCAAGTGCATTTCAAGGATGCGCAAGTTTAGCTACTATTGAAATTCCACCTAGTGTAACTAGTTTGGGTGAAAGTGCATTCCAGGGATGTGCTAGCTTAGCTACTGTAACAATCCCTACTAGTATAACTAGTCTGGGAGCAAATACGTTTCAAGGATGTGCAAGTTTAGCTACTATAACTATTCCAAATAGTGTAACTAGTTTGGGTGAAAATACATTCCAAGGTTGCTCTAGTTTAGCTACTATTACCATTCCACCAAATGTTAGTTCGGTCCCACAAGGAACTTTTAGTGGATGTACATCATTGACAACAGTAACATTACCAAGTGGAGTTAACAGTATCGGAAACAATGCATTTGATGGCTGCACTTCATTAACGACTTTACAAAATCCATAAAAAAAATATTGCCATAATATATTTTATTTTTTAATGTTAAACTGATGAATTAAAAATCATTATATCCACCCTCAAAATGACAATCCATAATACCACTGTATGAATCCTCGTTATAATCATCTACAATACTATTGATGTTGTCATATTCATCATATTCATTCACAATGTCCATTGTATAATTGTTATCGTCAATAACTGGTTCAATCGCTTCTATATCAACGTCCTTCAAATAAGTATCAAAAACACTCGTATAGTTGGTTGATTCACCTGTTGAAATCTCTTCGCCTACATCAACAAAACCTCTGCCTCGCTCAAAATTATAGATATAATTGGCACAATTACAGCAATATCCTATAAAAATACCGTTAATAGAACCAAAATGAGCACAGTTATTACAGTTAGATGGACCCGTTCCCTCTTCATGATTTCTTGCCCATCCTATGGGGAAATTCTCATGATACCAACTGCCTTGAAGCAGATATTTACCTTGGTAATAGAAAGGGTCTTGTTCAGGTGGCCCCTCATCCTCAGGTTTGTTAATATTATAATGCGTCATAACTGTCTGTTTTATTAACCACAATAAAACAAACATAATTTTTCAATTTTTTTAAAATTTGTAAAATAAAAAAAGGAGGGATTTAAAGGGAACCTTGGTTCCCTTTATTCGTCCTCATCTAATTCTTCTGCAACAGCATCTTTCTTAATATTCTTATCTAAATACCTATAAATCCGTTTAATATCTAACTTTGTGATATTATTGTTCTCAAAAATCTTTTCTATTTCATTTAATTTATCTGTTTGATTACAAAAATCTCCACCTTTATAAAGCCGTAATTCTTGAAACATACATAATAAATCCTTTTTATCTAAATCTAACGCTTGAGATAAATTATACGTAAACAACATATTATTATACTCGGTGGAGTATTTGGTTAATACCTTAGTAAATCGTACTTCCACAGGTTTATAATTATCAGTATTTTCCGGAAACGTATCATGATAAAGTTTATTATTGTAAAAAGTTTTCATGAGAGAACTCACTTCATTAAATTGCCATATTTGACTTTGAAAAGTAATTCTGTCTATATAATCAGCGAAACAAATATTTTTTAAAATCTTCAAATAAAAAGGAAAGGTTTTCTCTATTTTTTTATTTTCTAGAACATCTACAATATTCTCATGCCATAACAGAGCTACTATTGTTCTATCGGTTTCATTCATAAATTGATTATGATGTTCCATAGCTATGTTCTTATTAATTAATGTTTTGGTTATTTTTTTTGAATCTTCATTGTAAGATTTAACATGAAAAATGTTCTCAATTCTATCCTGATTAATAAAGTCGGGTTTTTTTGTTAATATATCATTCACAAATAATAATTTACGTATATCTCCCTGTATGTAATTTAAGATACTCTCCTTATGTTGACTTTTTATCATGTTTATATTGGGATTTGAAATAGTAAGTATTTTATTAATCTGATTTCTTGTAGGAGTTTTTAGCTCAAATGTATTACATACTTTAATCAATTCTTTTATTTTTTTATCAATATAATAGTTTCCTATGCATATGATTGGATTCGTAGTAACATGTTCCAACCGTTGTTTTTTGGTTTTCTTTTGTCTTATTATTTTTATCAATGCAGTTATTCCGCCTTTATCCCCATTGTTCATACCATCAATTTCATCCATAACGATAGCAATTTTTTTTACTTTTTTAGTCATCATTTGGAGAACATTCCTATTAGACACATTATTACTGGTTATTGTATCTATTAGCGATTTATTTCGCACATCACCCGCATCATATTTGATAGTATCATAGTCAAGTTCTTTTAATATATCCATAATAAATTGGGTTTTCCCACAACCTGGAGAACCATATATATAAATTCCCTTTTTATAATTTAGATTTTTATAATTCGCATCAAAAGAAAGCAATATCTCTTTTATTTGATTTGCTATTTCTTCTCTTTCGCAAATAGAATTAATATTCAAATGATTCATAGTAATTGATTTATATTATTATGAATATATTTTTTTATATTGAAATATAAACGAATATAATAAATGAAATTTTATGTAGGTGGTTGTTTTGACAACTATGAAGATATTCGTAATATACAAGATATTATAAAATTACACGGACACGAAATATCCTATGATTGGACCATACGTGCAGAAAAAACAACTATGGAAAACACAAACAACACCAGAACACCTACCATTTTAATGGAAGAAGCAGAATTAGATATTAATGGTGTCTATTTAGCAGACTGGACTGTATTCCTAATCACAAAAAAAGATTATGTATATCGTGGGACATTCTGTGAAGTAGGTGCATCAATTATGAGGGATATATTACGCAATCAAAAGGGTCATACTATTATAATATCTAATGATGATGAAATATATGCCAAAACCTTGTGTTTTTTTTATCACCCAGATATTGTTCATGTAAAAAGTATAGAAGAAGCAATGAAGATTATTAAACAACATTTACATCTACAATAATTTCCGGGTCACTTTTGTTACGATAAATAGGTAAACTTTTTGGTTCTTCTGCTAGCTGAATCGGTATTCTTGTCATTTTTTCTTTGCTATCTCTTAAAGCAATCGTTTTTTCTATTAATTGTTGTTGTAACATTCCTACCATTTTTTGTAATTCATTGTTTTGTTTTATTAAATCATCATTACCTTCTGCTTGTTTACTATTACTGTTGCTATTTGTTTTTGATAGCTCACGAATTGTCTTGGTTTTTTCAATTAATTGTTTTTGTAACATAGTTACCATATTTTCTAATTCGGCCAATTTTTTGTTCATATCTTCATTACCACTATTATTTTCTATAATAGATGCTGTAATATTTGGCTTAGATTGAGAAAGTTCACGTATTGTCTTCGTTTTTTCCACTAACTGTTTTTGTAATATGGTAATCATGTTCTCGTATTCCCCGCATTTCTGTGCAAACTGAGCAAGCTGTTTCTGCTGGTCTTGCATCATATTCACTACCTCTTGGTTTGTTAAAGCTACTGGTTCCTGACCGTTTCGTTGTAACATAATGGGGGAATTATTCTGCATTTTGGCCATTTCTTCTTTCATCATTTTTTCGCGTTCGGCTTCTATTTCCTTAATTTGCTTTAATACATCAGGTTTCATTTTTGGTAGACCGGGTTCATAATTTTCTAATAACTTATCAATATCTCGTAAGAAAAAATCCTTAATCGGTTGTTCAGATTTCTTTCTGATAAACATATCAACTGTCTTATCAGATTCCCTAAAGTAATTAGGATGCTGATTATCTAACATTCTACGTTTATCAAACGTATTATGTTCATGTGAAAATACTAAAATAGATTTCATAGGGTCTAACTGAACAAAGGGAATAGTATATTCTTTTAAAAATGCCCTCTCTTCCGCTAAAGCTGCCTGGTCTTCATATTTAGTTTGCTTTAATAAATCAGTTCGGAACGCAAAAGTACCGGCTGTAGCATGATTCGGTCCATAGGGTCCACATTGATACATTTTTTGAATATGCTTAAAATAAATATAAATTTCACTTGAACCAGCACATAACGCCTGAGGATTAGCTTCTAACTTTTCCACAGCATCTTCTATGCGTTCTGGTGGATAATAATCATCATCATCCATATAAACAATGATAGACCCCCGTACGTAACTATGCATATAATTTCTCTTTGCTCCTAAAGTCATTTTTTCATTTACTTCAAAATATCGGATTTGTGGAATATCAGATTTCTCAATTAAATCTCTTATTTTATCAGTTCCATCGTCAACAATTATCCATTCAATACGATGTTTTGGGTAAGTTTGATTACGAAAACAATTAAACATATTTTCAATAAAAGGGCGGCGATTGAAAGTAGGAGTACATACACTTACTAATGGCAACTCTTTTTTCTTTTCGGAAAGTTTTTTGTTATTAGTCATTAAATTTAAGTAAGACTCTTAATATGTAAAATTAACGATTCTGTTTCTAAATGATTTCTAAATTAATATAAAAATTACTAATTTATAAAATTGGACTACCTATTTTTTCATTTTTTTATTTATTATAAAATTGTGTAGGCGTAATACTCGGAGTTGGAGTAGGTGGTGGCGGAGGAAGAGTGATTGACCTATCTTTCTTTGGTTTCATTAAAAATTTTATAACACTAAACAACATATAACCTAATCCTGCTGCAGTAAATCCATAAACTGATAAGGTAGCTAATTGAAAAACCACTGCAGAATTATCATAAGTTTTTTCTTCTGAAACCACTTTTCTCATATTGGCCAAATCATCTAGAGAATTCAAATTAAATTTAGATTTGATAATGTAGAACAAAAAAGATATTATTATAAAGATAAATGATAAATTAACAAAATAAAGCGCATTTCTTAACGTGGTATTGGTAATATGGTTTTTAGCATCAAAAAACATATAAATAAACAAAGCCATGTAGACCATTAAAAAAAAGTTATCTGATATAAATTCTATGTATTCATATAACTTCTTAATAAATTTCCTTAAAAAAGAATTGTTTTCAACATTATCCTCTTCAGGGTCTTTGTTATCAATAAATTTTAACATATCCACGAATGTTTCGGTTATCTTTGCCATATCTCTGTCCATATAAAACAAAAAAGCGTAAATTGAATAAAACACGAAATAAATAAGACAAAAAATTCCACCTAGAGGTACGCTAATCGCAGAAATAATTAAAAATCTTACTATATTATAGAGTATTTTTAACACGGTGACGGCAGCATCTACTTTAGACTTTGGAACAGCATTTACGATACCAGCCATGGCATTTTTTTTAAAATCACCTTTCATAGCAGAGGCTTTTTCTTTTAAACTACTACCCATCTTAGATAAAGAAAGCCCACCTTTTTGGACTTCATCAGTATTAGGACCCGTATCAGCATCAGGAGCAGGAGCAGCATCAGCATCAGGAGCAGCATCAGCATCAGGAGCAGGACCCGTATCAGGAGCAGTGTCAGCATCATTAACAGGAGCAGCGTCAGTACCCTGAATTGTATTTAGTCCATATGGTTTTGCTTTAGCTGTCTTATATTTTGCTTCCATTTTCTGTTCAAAGTCAGTGGCCTCCTTAGATGTTTTCTCCAATTTTCTTATTTCTACAATTAATTTATCTATTTGGTCTTTTATATCCCGATTATTAGGGTCTAATTTATTCTTATTTTCTAAATCTTTGAAAATAGCTTTTTTTTCATCTAAAAGTTGTGTGTTTTTATTTAATAGTTCTTGTGTTTTTTTTAATTTATTTTCATCACGTTTTTTATCAAAATCATGATTAAATATAGATGAAGATGACTCTGTATCAGGAATTAAGAAAAGGATAACCACATATAAAAACATTAAAGCCACAATAGCATTAGTATAATCCCCTTTTATTGTATCTATCAAAAAGTCACGAACAGTAGATGCCAAGTAATAACTACATAAAAACACTGCAAAAAATAAAATAATGTAACATAGAGTATGGTTTACGAATTTAACAACTATTTTAGGTACAAAATCAAGTAATATCCATTCTAATTTTACAGGAAATACCAAAGCATATTCAATAAAGTAAAGAATCAAATATTTTAATATTTTATTACTAGTATATTCATCGCTTAATTTTTTTATCATATCAACTGAAAAATCAAACAATTTATATTTTCTTTCAAATTTATTATCGTCATCAAAATTATTATAAAACATTAAGAAGTACCAATTATTTACTACAAAACAACTAAACGTCAATGCTTCTAATAAACATAAATGAGTATATACATATTCTTCGTCTATTTTTTGGTCACCTTGCGAATCTACAGGTTTTAATGAACTAACGTTAACTCCTGAAATATCATTCAAACCACCAGATAAATCTGAAATAGTAGAATAGACCTGATTAGAAATGTTGCTATTTACTTTTTGCGCTGCTTTATTTGTAGATATTTTATCAGTTATGTAATGCGCTAACTCATGATTATATGATACAGTAGAATCATAGAGATAATTAATAAAATCAATAATTACTTGTCTAGGGTCTTTTCCACCAGCACCTTCTTTATCGTCATTTATATTGTCCCAACCATCCCAATCTCCATGGTCAAAATGAAAACGTTTAAACCCTTCTATTACGGGTTCGGTTTCAGGTTCAATATATATGTTATTAAGAATTTCAGGAAAATGTACCTTTTTAATATTTGGTGGCTCTTTCCTTTTTTTCTTTATTTTTTTTATTTTTTGTATCATATTCATTGTCTGAAAATTTGCATCGTTGTTACTAAATATTTTTTTTTCAGAACTATTAGTGTTTATGTCTAACATTATATATTATATATATGGATTGAAATATAATATATAGACGTAACTTTATTTTCATAGATAGTTCCTTCTCTTCACTTTTTAAAATTATCTGGCATATAGCATACCGCAATTACCGCCAATAAATGATAAAATATTATATCTTTCTTCATAAATAGTTAAATTATAATTATAATTATACAATTTCCAATTGGTTTTACGTACACCAATTGGATTTCCAGCAATGTCGCAAACAATATCATAACTGGAATTTGCTAAATCTAATGGTGGTGTGTTGGTTGTAATTTCTAATTCTATTGTTTTAAAATTACTTAGATTTAATGCACCACATGGTTGAATATCATATGGGTTTGTATTTAAACAAAAATTATAACAATAAAGTCCTTCTTTGGCGAACCCTGCGGTCCTAGTGTACTTTTCTACATAATTATAAATACCATTTTCTAATGTGTTCTCTCTATATTCACCATTTAATAAAATTCCCATAGTACTCAAAATTTCTTTTTGATTTTCTGGATGATAAATACCAGTAGTATTAATACCAGTAGTAAGCTCACCGTTGGGATGTACATCTATACCGTAAGATACATCAATTGTACCGGCCCCTGCTAAAGTTTTAGGAAAATAAACAACTTCTGAATCAGTAGAACCTTGCTGTCCAATAGATACATTTGACGGTAAATCAAAATAAGGCCAATTTGTATAATTTGACCACTCATTTCTTAAATAGATGTCATTCCTTTGAAAAAACCACATCCAATTAGAAACCATTCCAGTAGAATATAATTGTACGCGTTTAGAACCAGTAATGTTTTCAAAATTATATTTCATCACATCTTTAATTAAATATACTTGGTCTTCTGATGCAAAATGTTTTGCTTCTTCTTTTGATAAAAAACAATAGGTAGATAATAAATGTACATCAGCATTCCATGTACTAGAATAGTTTTGTTGATTAAACGAAAAATTATATGATGGATCTAAAAGCACACTTGGTGGTGTTTGAAGAAAACGATACATTTGAAATCTATTTTGATTAAAATCAGGTTGAACATAAGGATATTGATATTGGTTATCAAATACGTCACGTATAACAAATAAATCTTGTATTGGGCGTAATGTTACGGTAATTGTCAATTCGTTATATTGTAAAGCTATCAATGGAAATGCACAAGCAGTATTTAATGTGAACCACGTGTTAATCGGAATATATATTGGTCTTCCACGAATTGAAGGCTCTGCGCCAGTTCCATTCGGTGTATAAAATGAACTAGGATATGTATTTTGTCTTCCTAGACAATTAGCTGGGTCATAAAATTCAGGAATATTACCAGACATTGTATTGAATAATTTCTTCTTTTCTTGTGAAAAATCTCTTTCAACCATAGCTGCTAAATATTCACCAGTATAAGATTGTAATAAAAACGAACCACAGTTAATATCTATTCGTTGTATCATTTGTGTTCCCAAATCTCTTATCCATTTAAATTCATACGGTACCCATAAAAGATTGGTATCAATTGTAGGATTATATACGATACTCCATATATCTGGTATATTTACTACTAAGTATGTATCCATCAAAAGTTCTGCGTATCTAGGAATTTTAAATGTAAATGTAGACGATTCGGTAAGACGCAAGTCTCTTAAACCATCATAGTCTATCCGAAATTTCTGAAGTCCAAAATTAGTATATTTTGCATAGGATACTTTAAAAAAAGTTTTACTAGGATTTCCTGTTAAAAAAATATTATTATTTCCTACAGATACGATATTTAGTAAACCACCAGCCATTCTTAATTAATTATATATATGGATTATTATATATATTTTTATTATATTTGTTTATATATAGAATATGAATTTAATTAAAAAATTATTATTAATCGTAATTCTCGTACTATTTACTTATGTTTTATGGAGGTTATTAAGAAAACGGGTAGAATTACAAAGAGAAATTGCAAAAGAGGGATTTTCTATTCCTTTTTTTGGCAGTGCCTCCGAAAATGAATTGAGTAACTTAAAAAATACAAATACGGTTTTGATACAAAATTCGCATAATAATGAACTTCCATTAAAAGAATACTGTATAAAATCTTCTTACAATACTGCATTAACAGGTAATTATATTAATTTAGATATGATTAGTTATGTTCTTAGTCGTGGATGTAGATTTATAGATTTGGAAATATTTTATATAGGTCAGACCACAATTGATATCAAAAATCTTTCTACGACTAAATATACAGCTCAGGTTGCTTATTCTACAGATAATACATTTACCACAATTAATACTGAAAATAGTATTTTGTTAGACCAAGTATTAACTACTATTGTTACTAATGCGTTCTCATCACCTAGTCCAAATTTGAATGACCCATTATTTATTAATTTAAGAGTAAAATCTAACAATTATGATGTGTATAAAGCAATCGCTGCTTCTATAGACAATACTATTAAGGAAAAACTTTACACAGATAAATCCAATGTTGCTATTCCAGTAAAAAATTCCACTAAATTATCCGAGATTATGGGGAAAATAGTTATATGTATAGATAAAACGATTGACCGTTCTTATAAAAGCCATACAAGTTGCAATGATATTAAGGGTAAATGTTATGATTTAACAAAGTTTATTAATATGGAAACAGGCAGTGAAGATTTAAATCTTTTACGTTATTCAGAAGTTATGGACCAGTGTACCATTCCTATTGAAATTAAAAATGATAATAAGAGTACAACTGTAAAAACAATGAAATATGTAATTCCTAATACAAAAAATGATAACTCGTATAATCCAAATATAAATGATTTTATAATAAAATATTCTGCACAGATTCCCGCATATCGGTTTTACAAAAATGATAAACAACTACGAATTTATGAAGATTTTTTTGATGAAAATGGGACTGCCTTTGTACCATTAGCGAAAGCAATCACTTATTTTAAAGACCTAAACAATTAATTTTTAATTTAGTAAAAAGGTATCTTAGTATACGTTGATTAATAAAATATATACCTATTTTATACAAAAATAGATATGTCAAGAAAAAGTAATAATAATAATTTTGATTCAACTAGACCAATAAAGGAAATATATAAAAAATATAAATCAGAACTATGTGATGATGACATGACCTTTCATGATTGTGAATTAGAAATATTGAGGCATGCGGTAGACGAAAGTGAACAACAAAGAGGTTCAAAAATTGTAAATAGCGAAGAGGTACAAAAAATGCTTACCATAGTTGAAAATTTTATTATTCGTAAAAAATTAATTTGTTATGGTGGAACTGCGATTAATAATATTTTACCAAAATTTGCTCAGTTCTATAACCGTGATATAGAGATTCCTGATTATGACTTTTATTCAGATAATGCTTTAGATGATGCAAAAGAATTAGCCGATATTTATTTTAAAGCTGGATATATTGATGTTGAAGCGAAAGCAGGTGTTCACATGGGAACATTTAAAGTATTTGTAAATTATATTCCTATTGCTGATATTACTACTCTTCATAAGATGGTGTATGATTCTATTTTTAATGATTCTATAAGAATAGCCGGTATTCATTATGCTCCTCCAAATTTTTTGAGAATGTCTATGTATTTGGAATTATCTAGACCTTCAGGAGATGTTTCTCGTTGGGAAAAAGTTTTAAAACGATTAAATTTATTGAATAAATATTATCCTATAAAATCAAAGTCAAATTGTAACACTATAGATTTTCAAAGAAAAATGGACTCTAATTCACATGATTCTGAACGATTGTATATCAGCACACGTGATTCATTTGTAGACCAGGGTGTTATATTTTTTGGTGGGTATGCTACTAGTTTATATTCAAAATATATGTCACCGATTCAAAAACACGTTGCTAAAAAAATCCCCGATTTTGATGTTTTATCTGAAGAACCTGGTAAATGTGCTACAATACTGAAGGAATCATTATTACGTGAAGGATTTAAAAAAATAAAAATTATATCTCATGAAGAGATTGGTGAAATTATACCATTGCATTATGAAGTAAAAGTAGGACTGGAAACAATCGCCTATATTTATAAACCTATAGCATGTCATAGTTATAATAAAATTACTGTTGGTGATAAAGAAGTATTAGTGGCTACTATTGATACCATATTAGCTTTCTACTTTAGTTTTTTATACATTGATAATAAATATTATAATAAAGACCGGCTTTTATGTATGGCCAAGTTTCTGTTTGAAGTAGAAAACAAAAATAGATTAGCTCAAATCGGATTATTAAAAAGGTTTTCTATTAATTGTTACGGAAAACAGATGACATTAGAAGATATCCGCTCAGAAAAAGCAGAGAAATATAAGGAGTTGTCTAATATGAAAGGAACAAAAGCCTACGATATGTGGTTTTTAAAATATGTTCCTGCAGAATCTGATAAAAAGAAGGAAGATAAACCTATAAAGTATAAAAAGATTGGAGAAAAAGAAAATATAACGTATAAGATTTCAAAAAAAACCGAAAAAAAACAAGTATCTTTTTATGACATTCTACGTAGAAAACAAACACGAAAAAATAAATAATATAATTTTTATATAATAATATATATTATATGAAAAAAACCAAAACTATTATTCTTTTTGTATTATTTATTTTAATTTTTGTTTTAATTTATTTATTATTATTATTTAACAATAGTTTTAAAGAAGGATTACCTAAGCCAATTACTGTAGATTATAATTTTATTATCAAAAATATATTACCATCTTCTTTTAAGTTTACACCTTTTTTATGTACTGATGGTTACATAGACTCTGTAAAGCTAACTTATGATTCTTCAAGTAAATCTAATATTACACTTCAAAATATTAGTGTTAATGCAAATAATAAGGAGTCGCTTTTGTATTTAAACAACTTTATAAATGTTGTTTTTGAAAATTTAATTAAAGTGGATATTACAATAACAAAAGAAGAAAAAAACTTGAGCGATATAACGTTTCAACAAATAAACAAGGATGGTACAAAATATTATGGAATTTCTATTAAAGATTATTTACGTTTTTTTGATAGTTTTCTTAAAACCGCTCTCAATAATATAATTATTTCATATAATACGTCACTACCAACGAATGATATACCTATACCTAATAAATGTTTACTATTTAAGAACATCACTTTTACTTTAAATAATACCCTACTTAATTTATCAAGTTTTATTAAAAATGATGACCGACCATTTTTTAAAAATATTAAAAATCAAGATACCATAGCAAATAGCATTTGTTTTGTAACAAATTGTTTTTTAACATTATTTAATAGATTTGATATTACTTATGATACTAACAAAGTTTCGTCATTAATTTATCCTACTCCTGTTCCAACAACACCTGTTCCAACAACACCTGTTCCAACGACACCTGTTCCAACGACACCTGTTCCAACGACACCTGTTCCAACAACACCTGTTCCAACAACTCCTGTTCCAACAACTCCTGTTCCAACAACTCCTGTTCCAACAACTCCTGTTCCGACTACGCCTGTTCCAAAAAAAGCTGTTTCTTATACGATATCAAGTCTTATGTCGGATTTTTTGAATTAACGACAACAAATAATATACTCATATATATATTATTTAGTTATGAAAAACATTTTTAATTTAACATCTTTAGGATTAGTAATATTAATCATTTTATTATTCTATATTTACTACACATATTTTAAGATTAATGAAGGATTTACAAATATTTTACCAACACAACAATTAAATAGTATAAACATGGATAAATTAAACCAACTAGGAAAATATGTTAAAAGTGTAAAGTTTACTCACGACCCATCATTAAAACAAAATTCACAAAAGTGTACGGAAAACAATTCCATTCATTGTAATATAATATTTCAAAATTTATCATTTATTATGAATGGTGTAGTTTTAGATATGAATAACTATGCGAATATAATGTTACCTAATTTAGTAAAGATTGATATCGCAATGCAACCTGTAGGTAATACAACCGTTATTGATTTCTCAAATATTTTCACTCATGTAAACAGTGACGGAAGTAAATATACAGGTGTCCCTTTCATCAATTTCGTATATTTTATTCTAGATTATTTAGAAAATGGTGTAACTAGTATATCTATTACAGGTAATGGTGAAACTTATTTAATAGGAAATACTCTTCCAGAACCTCCTAAGATTACATTAAATAATATTGACATAACAATTGACGGTGAAAAAACAATATCTAAAATAGGCGATTTATTAAAAAAATACGAATGGTTCAAAAATAGGGGATTTGTAAATTTTGGGTTTGTAGAAAAGGAGATTTCATTTCCAAATCAGTATGTATTAGTTGATTTTTTTAATTTGTTACTATGTAATGTCTATGAATTTAATACTGTGACTAAAAATAGTTATAACCCTCCTTATTATTTAATAGCAAACGGACCAATTCCTACAACTTCTGCACCCATTCCCACTATGCCTAGCTATGCTAGTAATCCGTTTTCTGAACATACTTATTCAAACCCTACTTTTTTAAATTTTTCATAAATTACATAAAAGTACGTTTCTCTTTATAATCAAAGATTGGATGAATTTGTTTTCTATACTTGGCATAATTTTTTTTCACTATTTTCTATTCTTGAATTGTGAAAAACTTTCTTATCAATTAAAATGCACATCTATATTGAAGTTTTTACCTATGATAAAATTGCATCACATTGTTTTAGTAAAAAAAGAAAAATTGTTAGCTATTGATTTTACCCCCATAAATCAATCAAATACAAAAACTCTTTTAAAATTATTGGTTGGTAAAAATGTTCCTGCTGAAATTAGAATTCGGTCAATAAGTAATTGGTCACTATCTGAATGGTCTGTTTCTAATGGAAATAGTCTGCTCAATACCACGGAAATTTTAAATGAGATTTGTAAAATTAATGAAACACAATGGACATATATGAATCTTTATAACCATAATTGCCAGCATTTTTCCAAGGAGTTGATAAATAATTTATATCTCACTTAAAAAGTTTGTGAACTTTAATATTCCGTAATAAAACGAACCAAATATTATGCTTTTCAAAACTAATCCACTAAAATTAAAGTTTCCATCTGCATTATAAATGGATAAAAAGGAAAACCTTTTAAAAATAATTGTGTTTATCATAGGTAACTGAAAAAAGAAAAACAATACCATAATAAAAAGGGGTGTTTGGAATTCAGTCAATAACATATCTATCTTTTTCTCTTTCCTGTTCTTTTCTTCATATTCTTTCAAATTCTTTTCAGTCATGTCCTCGTAGTTTCTAACATAATCCTCTTTATGATTTGATTTGGGTATGAAATTTGGTCTAATTTCCTCATCGTGATTATATCCTGATTGGTCCTGAGGAATATCTCTAGAAGGTAACCGCTGTGGTTGTATTGTCTGTATTTGTAACTTTTGCTCTTCGGATACATATTGTGGTTGTACTGGTACTGGTGGTACCATAATTGGATTTTGAGAAGAAATACCATATGGGTTAGGATGAAGGTTTATAGGAACATATCCATTTGTTACAGGAGGCTGTTGCACATTAGGATTAAAAGTATTCTGTGGTCCTCCATTATTAGGAACATCTGGTAAATCAGAAATGCGAGTTATATTTTCCATAGTAACTATACAATATCTAATAATTAAAGATTGTATAGTTTACGAAATGTGATTATTTACATATTTCCTACTTTATTTTCATTTGGGTCAGAAATATCAATAATACGTTTTGTACTGTCACATTTACTAGGATTTAATGAATATTTATAACATTTTTCGCCATGTTTGTATATTTTTCCCTCAAATTCACTTAAAACTGGTCCATTGAAGACAATACAATTTTTATCTTTACAAACTTTATTAAACAAAGTTGCTAAACCAATTCCTAGTATTACTGATATAAAAGTCCGTCCTAATGGTGTATCTAATAATCTTTTGATATTCATTCTATATTATAGTACGATATAATATAAAAAATTAATTCTATGATTGAGCTTCTACGATTGACCTTCTACGATTGCATCGGTATTTTTGAAATTTTGCTTTCATCTCTGGGACAATCTACTTCATTTTGAACAAATGAAAAACAACTATCTGTAGCATCTCGGTATTGTAAAACATCTACATTATCAGGGGTAGGATAAACATATACTTTCCTAGTATCAGGAGCGGTCATATAAACGGCAAAAAGTCCAAACGCCAAACTTGCTAAAAAGACTGTAAAATTAATATACTTGAATAATCCCATATTAAAGTATAGTTAGATAAATATCTTACATTTTCATAGTTTTATTCTTCTTCTTCATCTTAGAAGCATCTTTCATAGCCTGTTTATACTTGTAACTAGGATTCTTGGCGCGTCCTTTATTAAAAACATCAACGACAAAGCTAACCCAAGATTTGGCAGCACCATTCATTTTACGGCTCTTTCTACGAGATTTCTTTCCACCCTTTGAAATAGCAGTGAGAGGATTACCACCTTTAGTTAATGTGGTAGCAGTAGAAGCAACTCCTGAATCTTTAGGCTCGGCAGGAGTAAAAGAAGTAGCAGGCATTCTATATATTACTAAAGTATTTTTTTTAAAATGAATGAAAAAAAACTATTTTATTACAAATAAGCTACCTAAACTAAATCTACGCACTTTCTAAATTAATTTGCCCGTGCTTCAATTACTACAACAGATACATCATCCCAGCCATTTGACTCAAATTGGATTTTCTGAATCGGACCAACCATTGACATACGAGCATCCCATTCCTGACGCCAGCGGTCCGCGGCTTTACTACAAAGCTCTGCGCTGCTTTTACTGGAAAGGTCCGTCATATCCTCTTCAAGCCCCTGGACAATCATATCATAGAGACCATCACTTCCCAAGACGAACCGGTAACTGCAGCCCGGTTCAAACGCAATCGTCTTTACCTCAGGACAGTAGCCAGTCATAGAATTGTGACCAAGAGCCTGAGTGCAAGCCAACCGTCGCCCATAATTGTCTTCTCCGGGGAAGACCATGTAAAAGGAAGAGCATGGCTCAATCATGGTAGGTGCCACAATACGGATATTGCTGCTCTTTATAATCCTAAATCCCATCTCCTCCACCCGTTTCACTTCCTCAGGATTGAATCCATTGTGTTCGGTGCTCTGGTAAATCATGACTCCGTCCTTGAACGCAGTGACTTGTGAGTCCCCGGAGCTGAGACAAACCGCCCGATTCTGGTAAACCTTCACGATGACCACAGTAGCGCCTGAAGACTCCCACTTAAAGATTTTATGAGAATCATCAATGTACTGAGCCAAAGCTTGAACTGGGAAGGGCGACCCAATCAGCTGAGCCAGCTTTGCATTAGGAATGGAACGTATAATGTTAATGCAAGCATCAGAGCCATGACCATCGTTAAGGATGGCCCACTTAAATGTCTCGCCGGTTTCACTGTCAATTCCTTCGCCTTGTCCTGTAAAATCCTGCTTCTTGCAAAGCTGCTGA